GTGTAGGTCGTTATGGCGAGTTTGCGGGTCGGGTGTCCTTAGCTGTTGCTTTGGCTGTTAATCCTTTTGCAACCACTATAGAAGAAGATCACGCCACTACTGCAGTGCGTTATATGGATAAGTTATCTTTGGCTGTTGTGACTGATGTTAAGGAGAACATTGTTGGATCAGAATTCCAACAAGCTAAGCATGATGTTTTGGCCGCCATCAGAAGTAAGAAGGCGGGTTATTCAGAACGTGACATGAATCGGGTTGCACCGTTTACCAAGTTTAAAGAAAAAGATCTTGGCGACGTCATCCAGTCACTACTAAAAGCTGAATTAATCGCTTTGGTGAATACTCGTGAAGGTAAGCCAGGTAAGCCAAGAAACGTCTTTATGGCTATAAATAGTCAATTAAATGATGAATTGACATGAATTGACAATTAAAAATGTCAATTTAACATGATGATTTTAATAAGAAAACAGGTGAATTGGCAAATTGGCAAGGATTCCGATACATACCCTAATGTATTACAAGGTAGGTATGTATATCTATATATTTGTCAATTCAATATATATAGGTGTATTTATTATAATAATCAACAGGTTAAATTGACATTGAAAGTCTGCCAATTCATGTCAATTCATGTCAATTCAAAATTATGAACATAACAACATTAACCCTACCTTGGCCGCCATCAATCAACCACTACTGGAAGCATCGAGTAATAGGAAGAAGGACGCAAATTTATATCAGCAAGGAAGGAACAGAGTTTAAGCAGGCCGTGAATAGGCTAATTAAAGAAATCGGCTTAAACAGGCTAACAGGTCGGGTAATGGTCGATATTGCTTTATATGCGCCTACGCTGAGGAAGTATGACATTGATAACCGTATTAAGAGTTGTTTGGATGCGCTAACACATGCAGGGGTATGGCTGGATGATGAACAGGTGGACCAATTAAGTGTGATTCGATGCGAAAAAATACCAGGCGGGAAAATGCTGGTGCAAATTAGAGAGATTGTTTAATGGCTAAAAAAACTGATGATTTATACCCCGTGTTTGAACTGCTCGAAACACGATTAGAGCAAGGCTATTACTTTAGCAAGGAATTTGGTCGGTGGTGGTTGTTTGACCATGATGGAGAAGGTCACTGCTCAGGCTTAACAATAAAGAATTGCTTACTAACTTAATTTTTGTGGATTGCTAATGACCGATTTACTTTACTTACCATTTTACGGCTGCGTAGTTCTATTTTTACTCTGTCTATTTGAAAGCTGGTACTGGTGGAAATGAAGAATTTTATTGAAATGATTATCATCCGGTTTTTATTAACGATAGTTTTAATTATCGCAAGCCCTGCAATCTTGTTTGACCTTTGGAGAACGACGCATCGTGGATGAAATAGAACGGGATTTGGATTATCTCTATGGCAAAGCTTATATGATACACAAACGCCCAACCGAAGCCCAAGAAGATGAATTTTTAGCAAGAATACGGGTGTTAGTAGTGGATCAGAAGATGACGGACACAGCGGCAAGAAGCAAGGCGTTTAACGAGGTTATGATTAAGTGAAAATAAAGCTTTACATTACGAACAATGAGCGTATATTATAATCATGGTTTCAACAACTGGAACCCTTTAGGAGATACGACGATGAAATACGGTATTTTTTGCACATCAACAAAAGAAATAGTCCTGGAAGCGGAAACATTAGAAGAAGCGCAGAAATTAATGTCAAGATTGAGAACAGAAGAAGGGCAAAAGTTTTTTGGGATGACCGATCAAGGAAAGGAAATATGGACAATTAGCGCATTTTTTGAACCACTTGAAAAAGTTTTAGATGGTGAATAACCCAACACCGGAACAAATCAAACAAGCTCGCAAGGAAGCGGGCTTAACCCAAACCCAAGCGGCTGACTTAATTTACAAATCATGCCGAGCCTGGCAGCAGTATGAAAAAGGCGACAGAGAAATGGACAAAGCGCTTTTTGAACTGTTTATGTTAAAAACGAAATGACATGCTGGCCTATGCTGAAATTTCCCCCAGTGAATTTATTTAGTGCGCCCGTTCGCGTTGCTAACTGTCAGCATACACACTTCATGATCTTGCACAGCCTCAAACAAAAATGGTGCTATGACTGTGCACTAAAACTACCGTCAGAAAGCGACGTGCCACAACATCAACGATAGTGTGGAAGATATTGAAATCTATTGATAATGTTTATTTATGAAACTAACAAGTAAACAAGAGAAATTTGCTCAAGAGATAGCTGTAGGCAAGTCAGGCGCTGATGCTTACCGAAGCGCTTACAATGCTGGTGGCATGAAGGCTGAGACTATTCACAAGAAAGCTAGCTTATTGCTTAAAAAGGGGGAGCTTAGGGGAAGGATTGAAGAACTCCGACAACCTGCTGTTATTGCTGTAGGGTTAACGCTGGAGAACCACTTAAATCGATTGGAAGAACTTAGCCGAGCTGCTGAGTGTGATGGTAATTATGGCCCTGCTGTCTCTGCTGAAGTGTCACGTGGCAAAGCTGCCGGCTTATATACTGACAAGATCGACATTGTTATTAGTGACAAATTAGCTGACCGACTTAAGGCAATTAATGACCGCAGAAAGCTCAGAAACTAAATTGGTCGAGCTAATCGGCCTGCTTGATCACGACCCATTGCAGTTTGTTTATGATGCATTTGAATGGGGCATTGGTGAGTTGTCCGAGTTTGATGGACCTGATGACTGGCAAATACAAGTCTTATCCGAGATTGGCATACAGTTACAAGCTGGCGCTATCACGACACAGGAGGCGATTCAAATCGCGGTGGCTTCTGGTCATGGCATTGGCAAGTCTGCGCTTGTGTCGTGGATTATCCTGTGGGCTATCAGCACCAAAGCTGATACTAAGGGTGTTGTGACTGCCAACACTGAGAATCAGCTTAAGACTAAGACATGGGCAGAACTGGCCAAATGGTACAGGCTATGCATTACTCGTGATTGGTTTAAGTTGACCGCGACTGCCCTCTTTTCAGTTGACGTCGAACATGAAAAAACCTGGCGCATCGATATGGTAGCTTGGTCCGAGCGCAATACGGAAGCTTTTGCCGGTTTGCATAACAAAGGTTCCAGGGTGCTACTGGTATTCGATGAGGCCTCTGCTATACACGACATGATCTGGGAGGTATCAGAGGGTGCGTTAACTGACTCTGAGACTGAGATCATTTGGTGCTGCTTTGGTAATCCTACGCAAAACATTGGTCGGTTCCGTGAGTGTTTTGGTAAGTTTAAGCACCGTTGGGTGACCAAGCAAATTGACAGCAGAACTGTCAAGATGACTAACAAAAATCAATTACAGAAATGGGTGGATGATTACGGCGAGGACTCTGACTTTGTTAGAGTGCGTGTGCGTGGCGTGTTCCCTTCGGTATCTGCTAATTCGCTTTTTGGGCAGGATGAGGTAGAAGCATCAATGGCTATGGTGCATCCTATTGGCTCTCAAAGCCATGCCGCTATTATTATAGGTGTGGATGTGGCTAGGCAAGGTGATGATCAAAGTGCAATAGCTAGGCGACAAGGCATGGTGGTATGGCCCATAAGGATGATGAGGATACCTGACACCATGATGGTTGCATCTCAAGTATCTCAAGAAATAGATGCTAATACTGCTGACGCTTGTTTTGTTGATGAGTCGGGCGGTTATGGTGCGGGTGTGGTTGATGCGCTCAGGCAGATTGGAAAGGATCCTGTTGGCGTGCAGTTTGGCGGCAAGGCATTAGATAGTCGTTACTTTAATAAGCGCTCAGAAATGTATTTTGAGCTATCTAAATGGGTGAAGAGTGGTGGCAACCTACCCGATGACACAGAGCTTCGAGAAGAGTTGTGTGCGACCACCTACTACTTTCAGGGTGATAAGTTCAGATTGTGCGATAAGGATGATATTAAGTCGGCAATTGGCCGATCACCTGATAAAGCAGATGCGCTTGCACTTACTTTTGCTTTTCCAGTATCCCCCCGTAATCCCTACACCGGCTTACGTCCAGGCCAAAAGACACGCGAACAATGCATGCGTGGTCATGATCCTTTTTCGAGATAACTAAATGATAACCTGGCTAAGAGCTTCGCATTGCGCTGTACCTGATTCCTATCCCTGCCTAATGCTATTAGACACGGGGGATCATTATATTGGTGTGTATCAACCAACTATGCCAGTCATTGCTTGGACCGTCATAAATCGACCTGAGTGGATGATGATCAAAGTCGGTAGAGGGGCCGGTAAAGCTGTAGGTGAGCGACACCCGAAGACCACTATATCGGATGCTGATTGTGAAGAATTGCGCACCATGTATGACACGGGGCATTTTACTTACCAATCACTCGCAGAAAAATACGAGTGCAGCAAGTCGACTATCCGAGACATCATCAAGTTACGTACCCGTTTTAGTGAGCGACTCCGAAAGTAATGAGGTGCGGATGATAGTGGGGCTGGTCAGTATGCTTTATTCAATTCAATTTGGATATGCGTATGAAGATTCACACTATTTTAAAATCGCTGGGCCTCATCCCGTTTAAATTTTACTGCTCTGGATCACCGCCACCGCCACCACCACCACCACCTCCACCGCCTCAACTAGCCAAGGTGCCAGATGCTGCAACAGTGCGTGCGGACACTCAATCAGCTAATGTGGCCCAAGGTGGCATTGCACCACAAACAACCTTATTGACCGGTAGCCAAGGCCAACCCATCGATCCAAAGTTGTTGGGCAAGAAGACCTTGTTAGGGGCGTAGATGGCAACACCATCGGTCACTGATCTTAACAAACGCTGGGGCATGCTCAAGACTGAGCGTGCGTCTTGGTGGATGCACTGGATGGATATCACAACGTATATCCTACCGCGTTCCGGTCGTTACTTTCTAACTGATCGCAACAAAGGCTGGAAGCGTAACAACGGCATTTATGACAGTACCGGCACCAAAGCCATGCGAGTGTTAGCATCGGGCATGATGTCGGGCATGACATCACCATCACGGCCGTGGTTTAAATTATCGGTGACCGATAGAAAGTTAAGCGATTTGCAGCCAGTAAAGGCCTGGTTGAATGATGTCACTGAATTGATACAAGATGTCTTTGCCGGCTCTAATATCTACCGCGTTCTTCATACCATGTACGAGGAGCTGGGAACCTTTGGCACCGCAGCTGCCATGATCGTTGAGGACTTTGACAAAGTCATCCATCTACACCCTTTTACCATTGGCGAGTATGCACTAGCTACGGACTGGAAGGGAAATGTGGTGTCGTTGTACCGTGAGTTTGAAAAGACTGTCGGTGAAGTGGTCACTGAGTTTGGCATCGAGAACTGCTCACAGTCTATCCAGCAAGCCTTTCATAATGGCGATATTGACCGCTGGCTCACTATTCGTCATGCCATTGAGCCGCGCGTGGATCGAGATGTCAGTAAGCTGGATGCTAAGAACATGCCCTATGCCAGTTATTACTGGGAAACCGGTCGAGGAGATGGCAGTTTACTGCGTGAGTCTGGCTACAAAACCTTTCGCGTACTTGCACCCCGCTGGCAAACCCAAGGCGGTGACATTTATGGTAACTCACCTGGCATGGATGCACTGGGTGATATCAAGCAGCTGCAAGCACAACAGTTCAGAAAATCACAGGCCATTGACTTTCAGGCCAACCCACCGATTCAAGTACCGACATCAATGAAGAACAGGGAAATTGAAACCTTTCCTGGGGGTATCTCTTACTATGATGCCAGTGCCGGCTCTCAAGGCATCAAGACTGCGTTTGAAGTCAATCTTAACCTACAGACCTTACTGCTCGATATTCAAGACGTGCGTCAACGGATTAATGGCGCATTCTATGCTGATTTGTTTTTGATGATTGCAGAAACCGATGGGCGCATGACGGCGACCGAAGTGGCTGCACGTAATGAAGAAAAGATGCTGATGCTTGGACCAGTCGTTGAGCGCTTAAGTAATGAGCTACTGGATCCTTTAGTCGAAATAACCTTTCAGATTCTGGCTGATGCCAATCTGTTACCACCGCCACCTGAAGAAATGCAGGGCCATGACCTTAACATCGAATACACCTCGATCCTTGCACAAGCTCAGAAAGCGGTATCGGTTAACGGCATTGATCGCTATGTGGCCTCGATGGCCAATATTGCCCAGTTCAAACCCGAAGTGCTGGATACTTTCAATGTAGATCGCTGGTCCGCTGTGTATGCCGATAAATTAGGTGTTGATCCTGAGCTCAGCTACCCGCAAGAGCAAGTCGATGCCATGCGTCAAGCACGTGCTCAAGCACAGCAACAAGCACAACAACAAGAATCCATGCAACAAGGCTCTCAGGTGATGAAGAACTTGGGGCAAACTTCAACTCAGCAAGGGACTGCCGCTGGTGATGCCATGCAAGCCTTCAATTTAGGAGCTAAAAAATAATGGTCAGTATGCAATGTGATGATGAATACCCTAAAGAGGCCAGCTCAAACCCTTATGGCTACGGCTTGACGCTCCACTTGAATGATGATCAATGTGAAGCTTTGGGCATTAAAGCGCCTTTACGTGCCGGTGCTAAGGTCACGATTAAAGCCATGGCCTATGTCAGTAATGTCACTGAATCAGTAGAAGATGATGGTGATGATGCCGGCAATGATGTGTCGCTCTGTTTACAGATCACTGACATGGAGCTAAACCCGACTGGTAAGCAAGTCGATGGTGCGGCTTTGTACGCAGGCAGTGACAGCGAGTAGGTGCGGATGATAGACGCGCGCGACCCTATGATGACGCTGGACACGGAAGAGCAGCAAGAAAGAATTGCCGAGCGTAATGCCGCTTTATTGCGTGAGCAGATCCTGGCTGACACAGCCTTTAGCACAGTCGCTAATACACCAGAAGGTCGTCGGTTTTTACGGCGCGTACTGGCTGAGTGTGGGATTTATCAGAGTAGCTTTGCTAAAGGCGAAGGCGATGTTACTGCTTACCGCGAAGGCAAGCGCTCTATTGGACTGTGGCTGTTATCGTTGTTTGATGACATACCGGAAACTTACATACAACTTTTGACGGATAAATAATGACTGACTCAGCGACAAGTGCGACAGACGCAACTGCAACAGCTGCATCGATTGACCCTTCGATTGATCCTTGGGTTGCAGCGATTGAAAAACCGACCACGGTAGATGCACCGGCTGAGGAGACACCAGTAGCGGAAGCGGACCCTGCAAAAGCAGAGACTGCGACAGAGGAAAGTAAAGCACCTGAAACTTATCAGGATTTTACTTTACCGGACGGTAATGAGATTGCACCGGAAACCCTGGAAGAATTTAAACAAGCTGCGTTGGGGGCAAAACTAACGCAAGAGCAAGCCCAGCATTTGGTGGATATGGGCTCTAAGATGAGCGCTCAAATCACCCAACAAGCTTGGGATACACACAATGCCAAGGTCGCTGACTGGCAAGAGCAAGCCAAGTCTGACAAAGAATATGGCGGCGATAAATTACACGAGAATCTGGCACTCGCCAGCAAAGCGATGGACGCTTTTGCAACACCAGAATTGAAGCAAGTGCTTGATCAAACGGGACTGGGTAATCATCCAGAGCTGATCCGCGCGTTTGTACGTGTCGGCAGACAGATCTCTGAAGATAAACTGGTGTCGGGTGGCAGCATGCCTGTCGGTGATAGTCGATCTATTGCTGAACGGCTTTACCCAAACTAATATATGGAGCCCAATTAAATGGCACTTTTAGCAGCAAATAACCTGACTCTAGCAGACTGGGTAAAGCGCAGGAATCCTGACGGAACCCCCGCGATGATCGCCAATCTGCTTTCTCAAACCAATGAAATCTTAGAAGATGCCGTCTTCAAAGAATCAAACCTACCTACCGGCCATCGTGTCACGGTAGCAACAGGCTTACCCGCCACTTACTGGCGCTCATATAACATGGGTGTGCCTTCCAGTAAAGCAGCGACTGCACAAGTCGATGAAAGTATCGGTATGTTGGAAGCTTACTCGACAGCTGATAAAGACTTGGCTGAATTGGAAGGCAATGTCGGTGCCTTTAGATTATCAGAAGATCGTTTGTTTTTGGAATCAATGAACCAGCAACAAGCGGGTACATTATTTTACGGCAATCCAAAAGATGACCCAAGAAAGTTCATGGGTTTATTGCCACGCTACAACAACATCGGCTCAACCACTGGCAACAAAGGTAATATCTTGGATGCAGGCGGTACAGGCTCGGCCAATACCTCAATTTGGTTAGTAGTCTGGGGCGATGAATCGGTCTTCTGTACCTTCCCTAAAGGCTCACAAGCCGGCTTGATCCATAAAGATCTGGGCGAGCAAACAGTGCTTGATGCTAACAACAACCCTTACCAAGGCTACCGGACTCATTACCAGTGGAAAAATGGCTTGGTCGTTAAGGATTGGCGTTATGTGGTCCGTATTGCCAATATTGATACTGGCAGTACAGCACCTGGCTTACAAGCCGCTACGGGCTCTGTTGATATTATCGCGCTTATGTCTCGTGCATTGGATCGTATTCCGAATCTTAATGCAGGTCGTGCCGCAATCTATTGTAATCGTACTGTGTATTCCTGGTTACGTGTTCAAGCCTTGGCAAAATCTAATAACGCATTAGGTATTGAAAAAGCCATGAGCCAGTTTGGTATGCCGCAGCAATGGACTAACTTCATGGGCGTGCCAATTCGTAAAGTGGATCAGATCTTGAACACTGAAACCCGCGTAACAACTACATCTTAAGGAGGATACCATGTTACAAGATTCTAAATTATTGGTATCAGGCGCTATCTCAGCCACTGATAACACGATTACCGCGCAAATAGTGACCGGTACTGGTAATGTCATCTCAACGAACGTTATTGATTTATCAGCGGGTACTGGATTAGCCAGAGATATTGGCGAAGGTAATCCTGTTATTGCGCGTGCAGTAGTTGTAGCCGCGCAAGCGGGTGGCACTTCGGTTGAGATACAAATTGTCTCAGCAGATTCGTCGGATTTAATCACGACTGGCGTAACTGTTTTAGCCTCCTCTGGCGCTATAGCAACAGCTACCTTAGCGGTGGGTTATGCTCTGAATGTCATCTTACCGCCTAGAGTGGGATCTGTTGGTCAACGCTATTTGGGTATTCGTTATGTGATTGCAGGAACCTCGACGGCTGGCTCTTTTATTACTGACTTTGGCCTTGAAGTGCAAGACAGTAAAAAGTTTTATCCTTCTGGCTTTAGCATCGCATAAGGGGCTAAAAAAAATGGCAAGATATAAAGTGCTGGAAAGAAGCTGTATTGATGGGATCATCTTTGAAGAAGGCGAGGAGTGCGATTATGACGGACTGCCTTCTGCAAACTTGGAGCCAATTGATGCAGATGCCAAGAAAGCCGCTAAAACTAAGCAGGACTTAGATGCAGCCGCTGACTTGGCAGCCGCTAACGCAACACCAGCGGTATAAATATAACCGGCAGTCGCAAGGCTGTCGGTCTTTATAAGGTGAATTATGAACGCATATATCATAGCAAGACTGCAAGAACCCTCAACCTGGCGGTCGTTTATCTGGGTTGCCACCTCTTTCAGTTTGGTACATTTTAACAGTGATCAGTCGGCGGCTATTATTAGCTTGGGGCTGGCTCTTAGTGGGGCTGTGGGTATTGCTGCTCCTGACAGCTTGCGCAAAAAAATATAATTGTTTCCCGCAATTAGCACCTATTACAACGTATTCAAACCTGTCTAAACCAGAGGGTTTGATTTTATCGATAGACTGCGAGGAGCAGATCAATGAACATTAAACCCATCCTGATTAACAACCTCAGTTCATTGATTTTGGGCAGACGACTTTGGCTTGATTGTCGAGCATTGGTTGCTGGCTTGGAAAGCGGAACATTGAGTGGGTCACAAAAAAAGGACATTGTGATCAAGCAGTTGACGATTATCTTTGGCGACCTTGGTGAGGCGGTAATGAACTGCGCTATCGAATTATCCATTGCTTGGATCAGGAGCCAACAAAATGCCTGATGCCGACTTACTATTTGCCACCATTGGTGGACTACTTTCAATTCTGACCATGATCATTGGTTGGTCAGCCAATCGCATCCATGAGCGTCTGGGTGAGATTAACGATACCTTAACGTCAATAGACCGTGACCTACGTCATGAACTATCCAGGCTGGATAATCGCCTGTCGGTCGTTGAGACAAAGATCAACAATAAGAGCGAGCGCTAACCATGCCAAGGTATGCCAATTCCGTTCAAGACTCTGCCGGCAACGCCATCATTGGGGCCTTAGCAACCGTCACATTAACATCATCAGGGGCAACAGCTAGTTTGTACGCTGATCATAATATGACGATTGCTCTAGCCAATCCTGTGATGACGGACAGTTTTGGGATGTTTAGCTTTTATGCTGCTAATAATAATTACAATATTGCTATCACCAGCAATGGTACTGTCACGCATACCGAAACTGATATCCCTATCGCTGATGTTCAAGGCATACAAGGCACACAAGGACCAATAGGATTAACAGGGCCACAAGGACCAATAGGGCCACAAGGACCAATAGGGCCACAAGGTGTTCAAGGTTCTCTTGGTCCTATAGGTGCAATGGGGCCGCAAGGTACTAT